AGCAGGTGTTACTGGTGCCGGTGTCACAGAGGCGGCTGTAGGACTAGGTGTCACGGGCGCAGCGGTAGGAATAGGAGTAGGGGCTGCGGTTGGTGCAGCGGTAGGACTAGGAGTTGGCGCGGCAGTTGGAGCAGCTGTAGGTGCAGGTGTTATTTGAGTTACTGTGAATGTGATAGTACAATCTCTAGGAATAGTGTTAGATTGGTTTATGAATGTTATCCTAAATGCTAACTCTGGTTGTGATCCTTTTTTAATTCTGTTTCCTCTATTTAATTCACCGTCCGTAATTTTAATTCTACTTCCACTTAACTCTCCATTAAATTTAGGTTCTTCGTAATTATGTCTAAAGGTCATAGCAGATCCAGAAGGAACTACAATTCTTTCCGAGTATGCTGTACTTCTCTCTACTAACTGTGTATAAGATCCTCCGTGAGTTCCTACCGTAAAAGCAGTATCTATTGACCCAGAATAGTCTTGGAATATAGTACTAACACTTACGTGCTTTGCTTTATTTCTTTCTAACTTATGAGGTTTAATTATAATACCGGTAATAGCTGTTGATCTACCTGGTATAAAATCTTTAATGATTCTAAATAAAGCATTATCAAAAAAACGTATTAACCTAATATAATCCATTAGGTCATATCTATCTAGATTTCCTAGTATTACTTTACGATGTTTCTCTAATGCAGTGTATTCAGATTTATAAGAGTCTCTAGGGTCACCAATATAGTCGTCTATGTTAAAGTTTGAAAAACCTAATACAGCACTTTGAGAAACTATATAATTATCTATATTCTTAGAAGGAGCTAATCCTACTTCAACAAAATTTAAGTCATCAGAGTACTCATATTCTCTTCTAACAATAGAAGTGTAATTTGATAATGCATCACCAGTAATAACTGTACCGTCATTATCTGTTCTTAATTTTAAAGAAGAACTATGGTGTAGTTGTGTTGGTCCATAAAAACCTAGTCCTATTTTTTGACCGCCTGCAATACCTATTTCTAAAATCTGAGAAGGTATGCCGAATGAGTTTATTAAAGCTCTTAAACCTCTTTCAGTTCCTTTTGCTTTAGTTAATAAAGGTAGGTTATGGTATATTCTTTTATAAACTTCTTTCTGGTAGTTGTCAAATGGCATTGGTTGTAAATACGCATTTGTAGAACCTGAGGTAATTATTTTATATTCGTTTATTTGTTCACTTCCGGATATATAAGACTCACCTATAAATGCTCCAAATATAGATTCTAAGTTAAAGTTACTATTATATAACTTAACTCCAAAATTTTCTAGAGTAGTTCTTACTAAGTCTTTAGATATGCCGAAGTTAATTCTATTATCAGCATCATACTTATCACTTACAGCTTTTTGATATATCCATATATTATCAAAATGTTGTGCGAGCATATTAATAAAAAGGAGAGCAGGATTGTTACCTTGATCTTCTCTTAAAAATACTGGTAATGTATTCGTTAATGCATTTAAGTTACTTACATCAAAATTAGAAGCAATTTCTAATTGACCACTATACCAGTTTGATGCTTGTGCTGTGGAACTTGCCTGGTTTTTAAATGGTCTTGTAGTGTTAGATTTAGGCCAGCTATTAGATCCACTTTCAAAATATAAAAATCTATCGTAATGGTCAAAGTTATTTACAATACCTTCAATTAAAGATTCATAATAATCTCTACTACCCGTAATACCGAATCTTATGTACCCTGTATTACTTAGAGTTTGCAAAGAAGTTTCGTATGATTTTATTAAATCTACTTTATATTTAAAATTTCTTAATCTCTCTTCTGCTGAAGAAAAGTTTATAAAGTCTGAATAGTTGCTATGGTCTATGCTAATTTGAGCGCTGCTCTCTTCAAATAAAGAGTATAACTCGTAATAAGAACTAGTAACCGGGTAGCTAAATAGTTCATTATAATTAAAAAAACCTGTAGGGTTATTATTATCCTCTACTAATTCTATATCAAAATTAGGTCCTTTTAAATGAGGAAATACTATTTCATCCGGTATTACTTCTGTATCGATTTCAAACACTACAGAGTCTGATACTAACTCAACTACTCTAAACGTATCTTTAAATTCAAAATCTACCGGTAAAGGTTCATATAGCTTTATAGCTAAAGCTTTTCCTCCTCTATAATCTATAAGATCAATATTAATACCTATCAATAACCTATTATCTCCAAAATTTAATCTGAAATCTTGAAAATAAGAAAGACTTTCTAGTTTTCTTTTAATTTCAGAAGTAAATTTAATTAGATCTTGTAAAGATACTTCATTACTTAACGCTAAAATTTCTGTTCTATCAGACGATAATTCTTCTATGAAAAAGTTACCTTCAAAAATAAAATTATCGTTGCTATATAGATTATTTAAGAAGTTATAGAGTAAACTAACTTGTCCATAACTGTATCCTAATTGGCTAGCGTCTGCTTCTGGGGATATATTTAGCTCAGATATTTTACCTGATTCGTATTGTGTAAATGTAATATGATTAAACTCGGGAAAGTAGGAATCAACAGAAAATAACCGCTGATCATCTACTCCATATACGTGTAACTCTACTGTATGTTTTTCAGGTTTAAAATTACTATTCAGGTAAAAGTTATCTACTAAATTCCTATCTTTTTCATTTAGGTTTTTAGTCACTATACCTAATTGACTAGGAACTCCTGTGGATACTATGTAATTAGTTTTTGACATTCTGATTAGCTACTTGTTCTTGTAATGCAATAATCTCGCTTTCGTTATCTATAATCTGTGCTCTTAGATTTGTTATTTCATCTAAGAGAGGTTGTATATCGGCAGTAGAATCATCTAACCTGTATAATTCTGAGCTTCTTTTTATTAAATATTCATGGGTTCCAGCTTCTCCGTTAATTGGAATTTCATAAAAAAGTTCTTCGTATAATGCAAAGAAGTCTTCAATAGTTAACTGAGTATTTTCAGGTACAGGCTGTTTAAAGGTTGTAAATTCTCTTTTTACAACTTTATTAATATGTTCTTTATTATATACCGTCTTCCGAACTGGTACCGGGTTATTAGCCATTACGTACTATTTTAAAAACATTACCATTATCTACCACTGTTGTACTCCCATCAAGAGTTGATTTTACTAATATACGATAATATCTCTCTGGTTGCAACCCTTCCATGTAAACATCAAAGTAACTTCCGTTATTATCAGCACTTATTTTTGTAAAAACTGTATTAAAATCTACTACCATCTCTTCTGTATGTTCATCTCTTAATCCCCAATACGAAGCAGCAGGTAGTTTATAGTTAGTTAGGTATACAGATCCTGTTGTAAAAGTTCTTGTAGGATATTTAGGTCTTGCATGTACTCTAAATCTTTGCTTTCCGGCATCTACATACTCCCCTTTATTATTTTTAATATTAATAGTTGCGTCACTTGTACTTAATTCCGTCAATGTACTACTATAAACAGTATCATTCCATCCGAATTCTAAGTACGGAGGGTATATTGTATTAGTGTTTCCACTAAAGTATTTTAAACGTATAGAGGATGTAGTATTAAATTCAAGATCATTTGTCAGTTTCAGTATAAACCCGTTATTAACGATTGTAGAGGCGTTATGAGCCTTTACTCCATTAGTTACGTTTATATGAATATCATTATTTGAATTTAGTTCCTGTAATTGAGTACTTTCGTAATTTACTCCTGCAGATCCTGTATACCAGCTACCACCTCCGATATATGTAGCATTGTATGAACTTTCTACTCCTGCTGGCATTGTAATGGTGTTAGAGGGTAATGTCCAGTTTCCGGTTCCATTACCTAATCTATATACCCAACTTGCACCGGATTGATCGGTTGGTGAATCCCCATACTTTCCTATTCCCTGAGTCCATGTATTGTATAGCGGGTAAGCTTTTAATGAGTACTCTGTAGGTATTTCGTAAGCAGATGCTAAACTTAAGTGGATACTCGCACTGTAGTTATTACTACCGATAATGTTTGTTACAACATTTGCAATATCTGTACTATTAAATTTTAACAATGCTCTTGCTGTTTGGCCTACTTCTGAGATAGGGTAGCCACCGATTTCGATTATCTCATCTAAACCTGCATTACCGTTTACTGCTTCAGTAAAAATAAATGTATCCTTTTCAGGAAAGATTCTATATATTGCCATTTTATAATGTTGTTACTCGTCCTTGAATGTCTATCTCAGGAAATTTAATTTCAAAAATACATGGATCGTAAGATGGGTAAACCATGTTACCCCTTGTTGCTCCTTTTATATCATATGCATACTGTGAGTAGTTATCACCTACTTTATTTTCAAAGTAAATCTTCTCAACACTTTGTACTCCTTTCACTCTATCTAATAATGTATATATGCTTGATATGTTAATAGGTTGATTTATAGACCATTTAGATATATCAAAGTGTTCTATTAAAGCTGTATTACATGCTAATAGTACATCTCTTGATACGAAATTAGGTAATGTTATAATTTCAAACTTCATTCCTACGTTCACAATAAAAGCATCTTTTATGTTTACTGCATCAGTAAGTAACATATATTGAGATAGGTATGTTTTTAAATTTTGTTTTAAACTATCTGTAGCCTGTATTACTTGTTTTTCTGAATTATAAGCTAATACGTATAAAGATAATGCTAATGGATTTGAATCATAAGCTCCACCTAGTACGTTAGCATTAGTAGATTGGTCTTGTGTTACATAAACTTTTGAAATAGATCCATATAGCGCAGGTAGTGATAGACTTCTAATTGCATAATCTTGCAATGTTACTGCTCTATTTTGTTCAGAATAAGCTCTCAAACTATTCTGTCTAACTCATCTACTGAATCTCCGTCTCGTCCTCCAACTGCTGGTTGTGCATTATTAAAAGTTAATGTATTTGCTTTACTTTGATCTGGAGCAGTTACTGTTACTTGTTCTACAATATTAATAGTATTTGCAGGTACGTTTGATGAAATACCACCTCCTACTATGTACCTAATAGTTAAGGTTACATTAGATGGAGCGATTCCGTATGATTTAGAGAATAAAAAGTTAGATGGGTCATAAGCAAAATCTAATCTACTTAACCCTTGATTAGTACCTATTCCTACATTTGTAGGGTCTGGTAAAAATACTTCATCATTTGAATTACTAACATTAACTCCTGCTCCAAATTGTATATTTAGATTACCTTGAGAGGTTAATCTTGTTACAAATCGTCTTGGAACTTTCTTTAAACGTAGTATACTCGGTACTAAATTCTTGTCTGTAGCAGTATTACTTTGCTCTTCGTATATTGTATCTTGTCCTAAGAAAGGTACTTCGTACCATGTATTACCATCATTGTCTGTAATATCTAAGACTCCTACAATATTTGTATCTTCAATAGATAATGTTAAAAACTTCTCTGCACTTCCTATTATTTGAACAGATTCTTTTAATTCCCCAGATATTGCTCCTACTCTTTTTACAAGCCTATACTCAGCAGGGTATCCATTTGCTATACTATCAATTCTAACTTCTGTTGGATTTAATGAACTTGAGTATGAAAAATCTACTTTATCATTAATTATAAATTTAGGATCACCATAAGTAGTAGCACGTAAACGTGTATTAGGCTGTACCACTAATGCTTGATTCCAGTTAGGTAAGTAGTTAGGAGCTACTGCGTTTACTTTTTGTGTAACTTAATTTGTACTTCTGATACGCTAGTGCTTTTTGGACGGTAGCCCATCATATAAGCTAAGTTATATAAATTAGCTGGGTCTTTAGCGTGCTGTAAGAAAGTTTCTTGAAGTTGTGTATCTTGATAAAAAGAAAGTACATCTCCTACATATGATGCCATTTCTATAAACATCATACCTGGTGATGTTGGTGAAAAATCATTATAGGTATCAGGAAAATAATTTTTAGCAAATTCTACGAGTTGTTCTCTAAAATTACCAAAATCCCTGTTTATATATTTTATGTCTCTTTCTTGGGCCATTATTGCTGAATATTAATAATTACTTCATCTTCAATATTACTATCTAAGATACTATACTTTAAATAGAATTCAATTGAGTTTTTATCCGGGTCTGCTACTAAAGATAAGTCTTGTGATACTACTTTAGGAAAGTAGAGTCTAAGTTCGTCTCTTATTTTCATTCCTAAAACATTTAATTTATCTTCTGTTATTTGTTCGAATAGTTCTGAAGGTAGTCCGCTACCGAATGACGGGTTCATATATCTTTCACCCCTACCTGTAAGAAAATAATTGATTAGGTTATTTCTAACTGCATCTTTAGTAAGATAGTTAGAATTGAAAACAGCTTGTCCAGAAAAAGGTAGATTTACACC